ATTGCCGTACTGGGCAACGACTGGGAGGACAAAAAGCAGCTTGCCGAGCTTACCGAATTTTTCTCGCGGTGGCTTAAAAACAGCCAGCTGTGGGATTTGGTGCAGGCCATTGACCTTACCAACAATTTAGCGGATTTTATCAACTCTATGCGATTGATGTCCAGCGCGAGGACAACAATGCCGAATCGCATAGAAAGCCAACAGGATTAAACAGCCTGTATGGCCAGCGTGGGGCTATATGCGCATACTTTCACTGGACGTGGGAGTACCTCACTAAAGGCATTCCGTGGGCTGTGGTGCAGCGTATGCTGGCCGACCAGCAGCGTTACGACTTTGACGAGGACGGCACTGGTGCTGGAAGCAGTACAGGCAGCACGTTTGAGCAGGGCGATGTAACGCTAACCGAAGAAAACGCAGACGATTTTATAAATTACATAAACTCACTAAACAATGGAAAATAACGGTGGCGCATTGTCATTTGACGTACTGATACGTGACAGCAACCTGCAAGCCATGCTGCATAAGGACGAGCAGCGCATACGCGACTTTACCGAAACAGTAGAGGGCGCAGGCGAAAGCGTAGAAAGTGCGTGGGGCAACATCGGCAAAGTAATAGGCGGTGTGGCCATAGGTGCTATGCTGCAAAGCTGGGTGAGCGACATTGTTAAAACACGTGGTGAGTTTCAGCAGCTGGAAATTGCCTTTAATACCATGCTGGGAAGCGTGGAAAAAGGCACGCAGCTAATGAGCGAGCTAACCCAAACAGCAGCCAGCACACCGTTTGACCTTACAGGCATTGCCAACAGCGCAAAACAGCTGCTGGCATACGGTACAGCAGCCGAAGATGTAAACGACACGCTTGTTATGCTGGGTAACATTGCCAGTGGCTTAAGTTTGCCGTTGGATGATTTGGTGTACCTGTATGGCACTACTATGGTGCAGGGGCGGCTGTTCACACAGGACGTGCGGCAATTCATGGGGCGTGGTATTCCTTTGGTGCAGGAGCTTTCAAAGCAAATGGGCAAAAGCACCGAGGAAATCAACGAAATGGTCACGGCTGGCAAAATTGGCTTTGCCGATGTGCAAAAGGTGCTACAAGGGCTTACCAGCGAAGGCGGTATGTTCTACGGTCTTATGGAGGAACAATCCAAGTCGCTTACTGGCCAGCTGGCCAATTTGGGCGATGAGTGGGATATGATGCTTAACGAAATGGGCAAAAGCTCGCAGGGTGTGCTGGGCGGTGCAATTTCGTTGGCTTCAACGCTTGTGGCCAATTACAAAACCGTGCTGGGCGTGTTGGGTGGCTTGATAACCCTGTATGGCACTTATAAAGTGGCTTTGGCCACAATAGCCATACAGCAGGGCAAGCTCACTGGTATGCAGAAAATAGATAACATTGTACTGTCGGCACGTGCTGGGCTGTTCAAGCTCAACACGGGCTATATGCAAGCGTATGCAGCCCAGCATGGCGCAATGACGCAGGCACAGCAGGCGTACAATATGCAGCTCCAGCAAGCCCTTACACTGGAGCAGCAGGAGCAAGTATTACGCAGTGTGCGACTGGCCGCTATACAGGCACTGCTTACAGATGAACAGCAGCAGTTCTTGAGCCAAACCAACCTTAACACGCAAAGTGCCGAGTATTTGGCCATGTGCGAAAGCGTACTTAATGCCGACCAACGCAAAGCACTGGCCAAGCAGAACCTTACCAAAACCAGTATGGCCTATGGCGCAGCCGTAGAAAAGGCTGTGGCCGCACAACAGGCAGAAAACGCAGCAACCAATCAATCACTTGTTGCGCAGGCTCGCGCATTGAAAACCAAAGAAGCAGCCCTGCTAACCGAATACAGGTTAAGCCAAAACAAAATACAGCAAACACGTGTGCAAATTGCGCTGGCACAGGCAGAGGGTGATGTAGAAGCCGTGGCCGCATTAAAGCAGCAACAGCACAACCAGCTTAAACAGCACGCAATTATTATCAGCGACCTTAAGGCAGCACGCACGCAAAAGGAAGCCGTAACGCAGCAGATAGCCAACGTGGCCACACAGCAGGCCGCACTGGCTGGCACAAAAAAGGCTGCAAGCGATGCCCTGCAAACCACAAGCACAACGGTATTAAGCACGGCAATCACATTCCTAACCGCAAAATTAAAGGCGTTATGGGTAACCCTTATCGCCAACCCCTTTACGGCAATTATTTCGCTGGTCGGCCTTGTGGCCAGCGCATTTATGATGTTTGGCAAAAAGGAGGAAGAAGTCAGCAGCATGGCTACCGAATTTAACAATAGCATTACTGAAAGCTATGGCCGAATGAACCTGTATTTCGGCATACTTAAAACAGCCGAGCGCAGTACAAAGGAGTATAAAGACTCACTGGAAGCTGTAAACCGTATGTGTGCCGAATACAACGTGCAGCAGCTTGAAACAAACAGCACACTGGAGCAGCAAATTGATACGCACGATGCGCTTAATGAAGCTGTGGAGCGAACCAGTGCGGCCAAAATTTCGGCAAAGTACAAGGAGGAAGAATTAACCAAAGCCCTTGAAGAACAAAAAAAGGCTTTGGAAAAATTACAGGAGCAGGCCAGCAGTGCTACGCATAAAGAAATGCAGTACACAACTATGCAGACCCCCGAGGGTGTAACTACAACGGCCTATCAAATTGTAGATGAAGCCAGTGAGCGCATACGGAAAGCTAATAAAGCACTTTGGGCGAGCGTACAGGCTCTTGCCATTCAGGGTGCAGAAGGGCTTAAAGACAAAACTGGCGAAGCGTATGACGCTGCTTATGCTGAAATAATGGATACAATTATGAAGCGTGTGCAGGAGGTTACGCAGGCAAGTGGTGTTGAAATGGAAGCCTTTGAGGACAATATAAAAACAATGGTAGACAATACCATTAAAAGCCAAAATCAATTTCTTGCCAATACGGCACAAATTGATGAGCTGGTGCCTGCCATGCTGGGGCGACCTATTACCGACAATGCGGTGCAGCAGGATTTGGATATAACCAAACTTTCGCTGGAAGAATTGCACGCAAAGGCCGATGAATTAAGCGGCACAACTGTTACTATAAATTTTGAAGCATACGGCTTTGAAAGCGTTTCGTCCATGCTTACTGCTGTAAATGACCAAATAGCCACGTTACAGGGCAATTTGAATACGGAAAACGGCATAAATGCAGAGCTTAAGCGTCTTAAAGATGCACGTGCCACAAAAGACATAGGCAGTGCGGAGTGGGAAGCCTTAAACAACCAAATAACAACATTACAGGGCAAGCTGCCTAAAACCACAAACCAGCTTAATAAAGCTGCAAATGCAGCCCAAAAGAGAGCTGATGCACATAAAGAAGCAGAGCAAAAAGCACTTGATGCACAGCTTGAAGCAGAGGATATGCGCATAGCTACCATAAAAGACGGCTACGAAAGGCGCAGGCAAGAACTGGATAACCAGCATAAAAAAGAGCTGGCACGCATTGATAAGGAACAGGCCGAGCTGGAGAAAAAATACAAGCAGGCAGGTAAAGCCATGCCCCAAAGTGCGGCTGATAGCTTTGACGCACAGCGCACGTATGCTAATGCCGATTATGAAATACAGCAAAGCCAGCTGGTAGAAACCGAAATCAGCGAGCGCAAAAAACAATATGAGCAGTATTACAAGTGGGTACAGCAGTACGGTGAACAGTCGGCACAGGAACAGTTTGCCAGCCTTATGGCTATGGGCAATACCTACCAGCAGTATATTGAGAAGCGTATGGCCGAGTTGGAAGCCATTCGTACCAGTGGCAACCCCCAAGAAGCCGAAGCGGCATCGCTGGCACTTATTCAGTTCAGCGAGCAGCATAAAGACATAACAAAAGCCAAAACTGCCATGGACTTATTTAGCGAAAGTATGTCAAAAGCCAAAGACAACGCCAAAACCACAGGCGATTATTTGGCCAGTTTGGCTACTTTGCGCGACAACCTGCAACAGGGCAAAACACCCCTTATAGGGGAAGAAAGGGTGGAAGCCCTTAAAAAGATTGAGGAAAAAATAACCAAAACAACTGAGGAACTGCAACGGCAACTGCTGGAAACATACCAAAGCAATGCTGAGCAGCGGCTGGAGGTTGAGCGCAAGTATGACCAAGAAATAACGTGGCTTCGCCAGCATGGTTATGAAAAGCAGGCGCAGCTGGCCGAAAAGGCAAAAAATAAGGCCATAGCCGAGTTACAGGCAACCCAAATACAGGGAACGGCACAGTGGCAAACGCTGTTCCAAAATGCCCAGTATTTGAGCAGCAGTGCATTTGATGCCATACTGGAGGAATTGCGCAAAATGGTGCAGGGTATTAAGGACAGCAACGTGCGCTCTGCCCTTAATGAGCAGCTTAATGGCTTACAGGCGCAAGTTGTAGGCAGTAAGAACCCTTTCAAGTTGCTTGTGGATAGCATTAAACAATACGAAAAGGCAGCAGACGGCACTATTGAAAAGAAGCAGCAGTTTGCACAAATGTTTACGTCCATAGCTGGCAGCATTGATGTGGTAAAAGGCAGCTTTGACAGCATTGTGGGTGCGCTTACCGATATGGGGCTGGCTGGCGATGAAATGACGCAGGAAATGCTGGGTGATATTAGCAACCTTATGGGCGGAGCAGGCACATTGGCCAAAGGCATTGCTACCATGAACCCTATGGATATGATACAAGGTGGCATATCTATAATTACATCTGCCATAAGCCTGTTTGACAGCACCAGCAGGCGCATACGCAGGGAAATGAAGCAGCACGAAAAGCAGCTTCAACTGTTGCAGCGTGCTTATGCACAAATTAGCTGGGAAACCGATAACGCTGTTGGTGAGCAATACTACAGCAGTGCGCAAAAGGAGATTGACAACCTTAAAAAGCAGCAGCAGGAATATAAGGAGCTGGCACGGCTGGAGCAAAGCAAAAAGAGCAAAGACCGTGACGATAATAAGGTGCAGGAGTACCTGCAAAATGCCGAGGACGCAGCACGTCAAATAGCCGACCTTGAACGCGAAATTACCGAAAATTTGGTGCAAACCAACTTTAAGGATTTGGCAGGTGAGCTGGCCGATGCATGGGCTGAATGCTTTGGCAATATGGAGGACAGCGCAGAAAGTTTTGATGAGGTTTGGAATACAACCATAGCAAATGCTGTAAAAAACAGCCTTAAGTTGAAACTTATTGAGCCAGTAGTAAACCAGTTTACCGAAGCACTGGCAAACCACATGGGAGCGCATAACAACAGCGTTACAGGCTTCAACTTTGAATACTGGAAGCGTATGCTTAAAAATGCTGGCCAATCATTTACTGACGGCCTTGCTGGTTTTGAGGAATTTTTCCGCAGCATGGGCGATGAAATGGAAGAAGCCAGTGATTCGCTGGAGGGGCAAGTTAAGGGCGTGACCGAAGAAACGGCAAGTATGCTGGCTGGCGAAATTGTGGCCATACGCATAAGGCAGGTTGATATGCTTATTGTGCAGCAGGATATACGTAGCTGTATGGATAGCGTGGATAACACATTGCGCAATGCCATAAGCTACCTTAACAGCATATCTCAAAACACAGGTGCAAGCAGCAAGTATTTGGCCGACATTAAGGTGCAGCTCAACGACCTAAAAACAACAATAGCAAGCGACCCCTTGCGAGCCAAAGGGTTAACATCATAAACGCAACCAGTATGGAAAGATTAAAGGAATTACAGCGGCTTATGGCGCACGGCCATTGCGCTGAAAGCGTAACGGACATTCACAACACACATGGCAGCTTGCAAAAGCTGGTTGAATGTTACTTTTACTACATACGCCAGTGCATTCAAAAGGGCTTCCCCAGCCTTGCCTATATGCGCCAGTATTTAGGTGCAGCAGCGGCCAAATATGGCGGTTATATTGATGCTGTGGGCGAGGTGCAGCCACAGCGCGATATGGCCTTTGTAGGTAACAGTGACTGCCAGTTTACGGCCACAGGCTACAACATACACCGAGTATGGCTGCAAAACGATAGCAAGCTGCTGGCCATAGCTACTGACCACAGCCATTTGCACATTGACTGCTTCGGAGATAGCGAGTTGGTCGTGCGTGTGGCCAGTCCAACGGCTCGCGTATCAGTAAACCTGTATGGCGATAGCCATTGCACAGCAGAGGGCTACAGTGACCGAGTAATAACAACAATTCACAACAAAGCAACATACTAAATATGGCACAGGAACAAAATTTAACGCTGTATTTCCCTTTTGACGAAGCGGACGGCGCAACAAAAGCCTATGACTACAGCACCAGCCGAGCCGATGGTGTTGTAGAGGGCGCAACTTACGAAGCAGGCCGACAGGGCAACTGCATACGCTTTGACGGCAATGGCAAATGTGAGGTAACGCCTCGCGTGTTATCGCTCACCAGTAGTTTTACCATAAGCGCATGGATAAAGCAGCCGACACCTTGCAAAAAGCTGTGCGTGGTTGTAAACTACGCAGGTGTCAACCAGTTTATCGTTTGCGAAATTGACACCAACCCCGATACGTGGTACTGGGTGGCTTTGACGCGTGACGGCAATGTGCTATGCACCTACCTAAACGGCACACTGGTGCAGCGTGCTATTGTGCCAAGCGCATACGGCAACCCTGTAGGCGTGAGCTTTGTTCAGGACTGCTACAGCTTTGAGCTGGGCTATGGGTGCGTAGACGATTTGAAATGTCACCAAGCGTGCCTGTCGCAAGAAGACCTGTTAAGCCTACTGGATAACGTAAAGCAGCTTACATACCTGCTGGACGGTGTGGACTTTAAGGAGTATGGCGTTTTTGTGAGTGCAAGCAAAGGGCTGCTGGATGGCCTTAAAATGAAAGACCCCCACAAAGTAGAGTTTGACGGCTACCACGGTACAGCCATTGACTTAAGCCGTCCACGTTTTGAGGAACGCGAAATAACGCTGGACTGCTTTATTACGACCACTGGCGGCAAGCTGGAATTTGTGCGAAAGGTTAAGGCTTTCCTTGACCTGTTCAGCGCACGGCACAAAGTGGCCGAGGGTGCAACCATTTCGGCAGACCTTTGCCCTGCTGGCCTGCATCGCCTTATGGTGGATATACACCCAGTAAAAGCACTGGTGTATGAGGTATATTTGCCCGATGCTACGGACATTGAAAAAACGTGGAATGACGCACGTATGACAGGCACGTTCACGCTTAAGCTACGTGAACCCGAGCCAGTGAAAAAAGTGCTTAAACACATACGTACAAACAGCGGCAATGCACGCACGCAGTTCAAAATTACCACTAACAAGCTGGTAAACGTGTACTGGGGTGACGGCACAACCACACAGGACGTGTATGGCGATAATGTGGCCGTGGCGCACACCTATGCAGAAAATGGCGAGTATTTCATAATCATTACAGGTGTTATTGAGGACGTGGAAGCCTTTAGCACTGACGATATTGTAATATGGGACAAAGTTTAACCGTATATAAGCGTAACGGCACAGTACGTTACAAGCTGGATAATTACACACAGCTCTGCACCGTAAAAAGTGCAGAGCAAAAGTGTGTGCTGCTGGGCGAGGACACAGTTACGCTAAAGCTGACCAGTGCCGAGCCATTGCAGTTTGTTGTGGGCGATTATATGGAAATTTTCGGCTCGGTTTACACCCTTAACAAGTTTGACGAGCCAACCAAAACAGGCGAGCGCGAATTTGAAACCCAGCTGGAGTTTGAGGGCTTGCAGTACAAGCTGATAGCAGCCCAGTATCGCAGCGCAGACGCAGAGGGGCTTAACCCCACAGCCGAATTTCCGCTGGTGGCCGATATGCGGCTGGCTATGGGCGTGCTTATAAACAATATTAACCGAGTGGCTGCACCTAACAATGAGGTGTGGACGCTGGGCGAATGCCCTGACACCGAATTTAAGGAGTACAGCTTTAGCCGTGAAAACTGCCTTGAGGTATTGCAGCGGCTGTGCCAAGACAATAGCTGTGAGTTTTTGATTGTACCACTGGGCAACAAACATTACAGGCTTGATATTAAGCAGAAAATCGGTAGCCTGTTTCCTGCCAAATTTACCTTTGGCAGAGGTGGCGGCATATACCAACTTAAGCGCAAAAACATAAATAACGATGATGTTATTTCGCGGCTTTATGTTGAGGGTGGCCAGCAAAACATTACAACCAAGTATCGCAATGGCGCACAGCGTTTGCGACTGGCAGTAAATGCCGAAAGCTATGTAGAGGACGAACTGGCCATAAAGGCGTTTGGTGTAAAGGAAGCCAGCCGTACATACGACAACATTTACCCACACCGCACAGGCCATGTTACAGCCATTGTTGAGGGCGATGTTTTGAGCTTCATAGACGATGAAATGTTTGACTTAAACGAGAAAGACGGTGAGGGAAATACACGCTGGCTTATTGACGGCACGCCTGCAAAAGTTAAGTTTACAGGCAATAAAAACCTTGCTGGCTACACGTTTGACATACATAGCTACGACCACAAAACGCACAAATTTACACTGGTGCGCTACGAGGATAGCAGAGGTATGCGTTTTCCCAGCGACAGCAGCACGGCATACCAAATTGAAAAAGATGCCGAATATGTACTGCTGGATATTGTTATGCCCGATGACCCTTATGTGGTGGACGCAGAAGCCGAGCTGCTGGAAAAGGCCAAAGCCGACCTAAAGGCCGACTGCCAGCCCAAAGTAAGTTACGAGCTGGAGCTTGACAGCATGGCACTGGAACGTGCTTATGGTAGCGATATGGGCATTACAAACATTTTCCAGCTGGGCGATTTGCTGCATATCGTAGACCGTGACATAAATGTTGATAAAGCCATTCGCCTTACTGGCTTTACACGTGACTGCTACAGCCAGCCATACAAATACAAGCTAACTTTGAGCGATACGGTGGAGGTGTCGCTGATACAAAACATACTGGAGGACATTAACGAGCATGAGCAGGAAATAACCAACCTTACCAACAAAACCAACGTGGAGCTAATGCGTATGCAGTGGCGTACCACACAGGAGCTGCTGGGCATGGTGTTTGATGCGGACGGATATTTTGACACCACAAAAATTCGCCCCAGTAGCATTGAAACAATGATGCTGTCGGTAGGCAACCGAAACGGCCAGTTCATTATGCGCGATGTTATTGTTACCTGCAATGCGCTTATAAATGACAAACCAAATGCCAACCTGTTTACAGTGCAAAGCAACAATGGTATTTTACAGCACTATGCCATTGAAGAAAGCATACGCACGTGGACGGTTGTAGCAAACACCATAACGCTAACCAGTAATGGCGCGATGTTCCTTTATGCGCAATGCCCCAAAAGTGGCTCTACTTGCAGGCTTATTTTAAGCCAAAACAGGTACGCAACGGAGGTGGGAACGTATTACTATTTCCTTGTAGGTGTTTTGAGCAGCGTTTACAATGGCTACAGGGAATTAACGACCACATACGGCAACACCCGAATAACAGGCCGCTGCATTAACTGTGGTCGCATAGAAAGCGCAGACAAGCAAACGTATTTTGACCTTGATAACAGCGAAATAGGCGGCAACATTAAATTTCGCAGCACCAGTGGGGAACTGCTGGATATAAACGAGCTGGAACAGCAGCTAAACGACAGCACCAACAACATTGAGCAAACCCTGCTGGAGCTGCAAAACACCTTAAACCAGCTGCAAGACCAAGTGGACGGAGCGATTGAATACTGGTTTGGCGATGGTGTGCCAACTGTACTAACCGAACCAGCAGTGCAATGGGCAGACGATGCTACACGTCAAAGCCATTTGGGCGATATTTATACAGATACGTCTACTGGTTTGGAGTATCGGTATTTCCGCATAGGCCGTTCCTCAACGGTAGACGGCAAGCCAGTACGCCTTTGGGTGTATAGGTGGCAGGAAATACCCAGCACGGGTATAGGCGCAGCCATACAGGCAGCTAATAATGCACTTGATTTGGCTGGCAGCAAAGCGCATGTGTATGTCACGGCCAACGCCAGCACTCCACCACCTGCAACATACCACACAGGCGATTTGTGGATTATGCTTGACACCTACAAAATCAAGTTGTGCATTAAAGACGCTGGCAGCGCATATAAAAGCACCGACTGGAAAGATGCAGGCTATACGGACGATACGCAGGCTAACAAAGCCCTGCAACAGCTTACCGATATGGCCAGCGACAGCATTATAACACCAGCCGAAAAAATTGCCCTTAAGGACGAAATGGCCAACATAAAAGTTGACTACAGCACTGTTAAAAGCAAAGCCCAACTGGTGAGCTGTTCCACTACTGCTTTTGAAGCTGCATACAGTACGCTGCTGGCATATACTAACAGCATACTGGCCAATATGTCGGCCAACAGCACTGTAGATAAAACGCAGTACACAAACAACTTTACAGCATATTATACCGAGCGCACAAACTTGCTCAATGCTGTTAGCAGCAAGTACACTGACAGCGCGATAGGTGGCCTTGAAATTGGCGGCACTAATTACATAAAGAACAGTGCTTTTATGGCCAATACAACAGGCTGGGCTATAAGCATGGAAGCAACCAATAAAGTTAGCTCGTTATTCCTGTATAATGATACAGTTATGGGCAATGTGCTAAGGATATTAACAGCTAATAGTACCAGTGGAGGAACAACATTCAGCTGGTGGTATTTTGGCACAGGTATGCAAAGTGCAGGAGGTAACATAACAGCACCCGATAACAAACTGCGAAACGGCATAACATATACAGTAGCCTTTTGGGTAAAAGCCAGCGCGACAAAAACTTTGCGTGTGGGCTTTATGAACGGCACAGGTGCAAATGTCGTAGCCCCCTTAAAGGATTTCAGCGTAAACACCAAGTGGCAACGTGTGACATATACCTTTACGGCCAACAACTTATCAAGTGCCAGCACGCGGCTGTATATAACGGCAACGGAAGCCAACATACCTACATACCTGTATTTTACAAAATTTGTACTGGTTGAGGGCAACAAAGCCCCCGAATGGCAGCCAAACAATGCGGAACAAATGGCAGCAGTGCAGGCTAATACCGACCTGCTTACTGCCATACGTAACAACTATACCCAAATTGAGGGTGGCTTAATACTATCCACGTTCCTTAAGCTGGGTGCGTTGCAAAAGAGCGGCCAGTGGGTGGAAAGCGCAGGCTTAAAGGCCATGCTGTCTAATACAAATGAGATAGCAGCCTACTTTGGTGGTACGTATGCCGAAGCACTGGCAGGCACAAAGGCAGGCATGACTGTTATTTACCACAACGGCAAACTAAAGGCACTTAATGCCGATATTACGGGCGTAATACATGCTACAGGTGGCGAATTTGACGGCTACATAAAAACCCAGTTTAAGCAGATTGAAGATAGCGATGCCCAGTACGTTAATTCAAGTGGGGGTAATCGTGGCCTGTGGTTACTTAAAACTGATTTGCACATAGCGTGCAGCCATTGTGGCATACAGTTGCCAAGTTCAAAAGACTACATAGGCAGCAGGGTACTTATATACAATGATTGTTATATATATACACGTGCTGGTGACTGGACTACAACCGTAACCGTGCAGGGCGGTGGAAAAATATATGGCACGTTTGACCGCAGTTGTATGCAGTCAAATAGCTCTTTCCCAACCAGTCTGTCATTTGCCTCCACTATGGTTGAATTTGTGGGCATTCAAGACCCTGACAATGCCAATAAATGCAGCTGGGCTGTATTATCATATAACCCCAATACGGACTATTACGGCACACGTAGAGTGCCTATGTGTGTAATATATGGAACAATAAAGGGAACAAACACAGGGGCTACTAAAGATATTTTTGGCTTCAATACTGATAAGGTATCAGTGCGCAGAATTTCGGAAGGAAGATACCGTATTACATTTACCAAAGCATATACAAGCTCACTGCATTACGAGGTGCTTTTGCAGGGCGTTGGCTGGGTATATGGTGAAAATACCAGCAAAAGCACTGCATGGTGTAAAGCTACTTTGTTGAGTAAGGAAGCTGGTTATTTTGAGGTCGGTGTTTCCGATGATGCGTCTGCTAATGATGGCACGTTTAATTTTATGGTATTTGAACTGTAGCAGTGAATTTAAGGCTACTTTCAAAAGTTGGTACAGGTGCGTGTATATAATTCACGCATTTGTACCTAACTTTGAGCCTAAATAATTCGCAAAACAATAATATGAGCGCAAACGACAATTACGTAAGCGAGCAAATTTTCGCTTCACGAATAGCCAGTCATGGCAGGGTTGAAAGTGTTGCTGGTGGCTTTAAGCTAAAGGACGAGCAGCCTTTTAGCCTTTATATACACCCAAAACAGGCGTGACAACCATTGCAGATGTGCTGGTAAATGTACGCCTGTACAAAGACGAGGTTTGCAGCCCCTGTCCTGTAATACTGGGCTGCTGGCAGGAAATAATGGTGTGTGAGCTGGCAGAAAGCAATGCCGACCTGCTTAACGACTATGAAATTTATTGGGGTGCTGGAAGCACTGGCACACCTGTAAACAAGTAACAACATAACAACAATAACAAGCATGGGCGTTTTAATAGGTGTGGGCAATACTGTTCCACAATTTCCTTACAAAGACCTGTGGTATGGGATTTTAATAAACCTCAAAAATCATGGGCATTGCGTAGCAGACGGCAAGCTGGAGCGCGTGGGTAATCTTGACCTACATCGCTCCTTGCCTATCCAAAAGCGCATTAAGCGTTTTGTGGCTAAAGCTGACGGCACTGTGGCTTACTGGCTGGGTGCAAACGACAGTACACTTAAGGAGGGTGGCGGTGCTGCTCGCCTTAATGCGCTGGACGGTGATGTTATGCTTTACAAGCCTAACTACTACCGAAAATTTGAGTTTATAGGCGAAGATTACTTGCTGGTGGCCATTAGTGAGGTAGCACTGCCAGGATTTACGCTTATGAAAGAAAAGGCACGTTCTCCGTGGTACGCTACATTCAACCGTACAACAAACGTGCCTGTCAGTGCCAGCTTCCTGCAATGGAACGCAGACGGCACACTTAAGGTTGATGCTGACGGCATACCTGTACTGGCCAGCAACGCGGCAGAGTTCCGTGGCGGTAACAACTCAGCCACAAATGACGGCAAATATAACCAGCTGCTCGGTATGCCAGCAAGTGCTACCAGCAAAACTACAATTCGCACACGTTGCAAAACCAAAGGCGAAAACTGGCATCATGGTGGCTGGCGTTTCCGCGAAGAAATGGGCTGGCTTATGGCTATTGAGTTCGGTGACCTTAATAGCGATGCAGCCTTTACCACCGAAAAAACCGAGGACGGCTTTGCACAGGGTGGACTGGGCGCAAACACTGGCTATGTAAACGGTGGCGAATGGAGCGCACACAACGGATACTATCCATTTATCCCCTGTGGCATTACTGCCAAGCTGGGCAATAATACAGGGCTGGTGGAATACAGCATACCCAACTGGCAGAATAAAGGCGAAGCCAAAGTTATTAAGGTGGCCAGTTATCGCGGCTGGGAAACACCTGCACGCTACCTGTGGGAGCATTGCGATGACGTTATTGTTCACGTGGATAAGCCGAGTGACGGTGGCGCACGCTTGCTGTACCTGTGCAACGACCCCAGCAAGTTTGCAACCCCAGCCGATAAGGCTGACAGCGTTCCCGAGGGATATGTGGAAATAGGCCGTCTGTCCGACAATGAGGGCTATATCGGTGCTATGGGTGTAGGTAATGGCTACTCGTTCCCCAGTGCTGTAGGTGGTGCAGCCAATAAGGACTACTGCGACTATTTTTGGCGGCCTGCTGTAACAGACGATAACGGTGCAGAGGGCTTTTACCAGCTGCTCGCCGCTGCTAATGCGAATCATGCGGAGTATGCGGGTGTCCGCTGTGCGCATACGCCTTATCGCGGTGCGAGTACGCTTGCGGATTATGGTTTCCCCCTGTGCCTTGAATATCCGCAGTCCGAGGGCGCATAAAATACTGGATGTCAATTTGCAATAATGAACCTCTTGCAGATAACAAATAACAAAACATCCCAATCCGAACAGGCTTGCAAAAGCCTGTTCAATTCGGGTTTCGGTAGTTCGGGAAACCAGCTGCTCGCCGCTGCTAATGCGAATAATGCGGAGAATGCGGGTGTCCGCTGTGCGAATACGAATAATCGCGGTGCGAATACGAATGCGAATTATGGTTTCCCCCTGTTACGCCTATACGGTTTTCCCCTTTGCGGCAATGCTGCAAAACGAAATACAAAACAACCAAACTGCCGTGACCTTGCCACACAAAAACCGCTGTGCTGCTGGTGTGTACCTAACCCGATGTCGGTACACACTTATGAAGCCAGCGTGTCGGCAAAAGAATATGAGGTAAAACAAAGGCTGGTAGAGGGCTGCATTGCAGCCAGTGCGAAAGTCTTGTTTGGCAATAGGCACAAAATAAATAATGCAGCTTAAGTATGGCGCATAAAGTACGTAGAATATATGATACGGTATGTAGCCCCGAAAACATTTGCAGGGCTGGCTATAATACCATTCGTGGCAAGCGCAACAGGCACGATGTGCAGCGTATGCTACGAAAGGGCTATGGCGTGGCGTTGCAATCCGTTTGGGAGCTACTGAATTATGATACGTACCAGCCAAAGCCATGTAAGCACAAGCAAATTTACGATTGTGGTAAATGGCGCACGCTAACAATACCCGATTTAACGCCCGACCGCATTGTAGACCATTGCATTATTGACGCGACCGAAGAATACCTGTATAAGTTGTATATTCCCAACACATACGCCTGTATAAAAGGCAGGGGAATACATAAGTGCCTAAACGACCTTACACGGTATTTGCAAAAAGACAAGCGTGGCACACGCTACTGCTTGAAGCTTGATGTACGCCACTACTACGACAGCATAGACCATGCTATACTTAAGCGTATAATGGCACGCTACTTTGGTGATACACGCTTGCTAAAGTTGCAGTACAAAATAATTGACAGCGTAGAGGGTGGCAAAGGGCTGGGCATAGGCCGACTGCCGAGCCAGCACTGGGCTAACCTATACTTGACACCATACGACCACTTTGTAAAGGAATGGCTTACACCTATGGTTAAAAAGCTGTTCCATGTCAAGCTGTATTATTTACGCTACATGGACGATGAGGTTTTCCTGTGCGGCAAGAAGCAGGCTTTGCACTGGGTATTTGAGCAGGTTAAGGAGTACAAACGCGAACAGCTAAAACTGGAAATAAAAGCCAACTGGCAAATTTTCCCAGTTGACGCACGCAGCATTGACTTTTTGGGCTACAAAAGCAACCATTTCAACACGCTTGCACGTAAACGCATACTTTACCGATTTTGGAAAAAGTTGCGCACTGTACAGGATAAGCACAACCCCTTTGAGTTAAACGAGCTTTGGCAAACGCTGTCGGCACACAAAGGCTGGCTGCAACATTGCACACCAAAGCACTACCAAGAGATAATAAGTAGAACCATAACCCAATTATTGAAAATGGCACAGACTACCTTAAAACGTGGGCTGCATAGCGAAAAGGTGCAGCCGACCTTTGATGTGATTGACCGCATTAAGGGTACAACCCTGTATAACCACAATCAGCATTTTGTGGAAACAACCGATGAACAGGGCAACAAAACCAAAGTGAACGAGTACGACAGCCTGTTGGTTAAGTACCCTGTAACAGCCAACACCGTTTTCGCAGCCCTGCTTAACGCACGCTACGATGCCAATGACGAAAAAAAGCTGCTTAACGACTATAACGCGGCTTTGCTCGGCATTGAGGACGAGAGCAAAAAACAGCCCTATCTTGAATTTCTTGCAGAGCGCAAAGCCCTGCGAGCAATGGTTGATGCGGACTGCAACACCAACGGAATACCGATGAACTAACAGCATGGCAATGGTATGTGATTTTGCGGATATGGGTTTGCAAGGAGCACAAAGCCCTAATGGTATGCCGAGCGGTGATTACCCCAGTATTGATGCCGTAATAAATAAGGTGATTATTGTTACAGGCGTGGTACTGGATAAGGACACCGACAACGGTAAGCGTACACTGGTGCGCTTCGTTTGGCATGAGGGCGAAGCTGAAACTGCTTTTTATACTGGCAGCAAACGCTTGACAAATGTGTTGGCCAACCCCAAAATCCAATTTCCATTCGCTACTATTATTAAAGTTGTAAACGTGCGTGCAGGTATGACCAGCTTTGAATTTCGCAGTGCCAAAGAAGCTGTAACTGAACAGGACAATCAAAATTTCAGTTTTTACCAGCTGCAAAAGCGCGGTTACATGAAAGCACGAAACAAATAACAATGCAATGGAAGCGAAAATTTTCAGTGGCGCAGAAGAAATGTTGTCGGTCGTAGTTATGGCCTGCTTCATTGTGCTGTGCGCTATGGTGATTGACTTAATAAGTGGGCTGGCCAAAGCAAAACAGCGTGGCGAGATACGTAGCAGCTGGGGCTTAAAGCGCAGTCTTAACAAGTTTATAATGTACGAGGGCGGTATGCTTATAGCTGCTGGCATAGACGTGCTTATGCACGCCAGCCACATTTATCAGCTTGTACGCCTTGAAGCCATTTACGGCATACCTATTATAACATGTCTGCTGGGTGTGTTCCTGCTGGTAGTGGAATTTTTCAGCGTACGCGAAAAGGCCGATGAAAAAACACGTACCGAAATGAGCCGAGTGGCAGAACTGGCCGAAAAAATGGTACATAAGGACGAACTTGTGGACGCGCTCACAAAGGCTATCATAAACGCTAATGCTACAGCCAGCGTAACAACATTAACAACTGAAATACCCGAAGAATAATGAAAGCATTTGTAATCCTTGACAACGGACATGGTGACCCACCGTTAAGCGGTGGTAAATGCAGCCCCGACAAACGGCTGCTGGAATACTACTGGGCGCGTGACATGGTGCAACGCATAGCCAAGAAGTTACAGGCGCACGATGTGGCCGTACATATACTTGTACCCGAAACGACCGATACAAGCCTTACGGTACGCACACGGCGTGTAAACCAGCTGTGCGGCCAACACGGCACGAAAAACTGCCTGCTGGTATCAGTACACAATAACGCTGCTGGCAGTGACGGCAAATGGCACAACGCTACAGGCTGGAGCGGCTATGTAGCACCCAATGCAAGCAACAACAGCAAGCGGCTGGCACAGCTTCTTTATGCCGAAGCCGTAAAGGCTGGGCTTAAAGGGAACAGGTGTGTGCCAGCCAGCAAATACTGGGTGGGTAATTTTGCCATTGTGCGCGATACCAAATGCCCAGCGGTACTTACCGAAAACCTGTTTATGGATAACGAGCAGGAGTGCGACTACCTGTTAAGTGAACAGGGCAAGGAAACGCTTGCACAGTTGCACGTTGATGCCATACTTAACTATATAGCCGAGCAACCATGAAAAAGTATCTAATACTGGCATTGCTCGCTGTGGCTGCTGTCGCTGGTGTAGCTTTGCACCAGTGCCAGCAGCTTAAACAGGAAAAGCAGCGGCTTTCGGCAAATGTGGTCAGCCTAACAGCAGGCACGGAACAGTACAAAACCGAAGCTGGCAAGAATGCAGCGAGGGCGCAACAGCTGGAGCTTACTACAGGCGAGCTAAAGCAGCAGTGCGCAGACCTACAGGCGCGACTGGACGATATGGGTGTGCAAAATAAATACCTGCAAAGGGCTGTGTCTGCTGGCACACAAACACAGGTGCAAATTGACACGCTGGTACGCGATAGCATTGTTTACGTTCCCCAGCTGGCGCAGCTTGACACATTACAGGTGCTTCGCTGGGCAGATTATTGGGTGCGGCTTGACGGCACAATAAACAAAGGCCGTTTTACAGGCAGCATAACCAGCACCGATACACTGACAGTGGCCGTACACCGAGTGCCGAAAAAGTTTTGGTTTATAAAGTGGGGAACAAAGCGCATAGATGTGTCGGTAGCCAGTAGCAACCCACACACACAAATTGACGATGTAATTTGTGTGGAAATCAAAAAATAG